CATATACTGATTGCTGTAAATGTTGTGTACTTTATGACAGGTGCAAGTCTGTTTGAAGCAGGACTAGTAGCACTGGTCGAACCATCTATTAATGGATTATGGTTTTACTTCTTGCATAAGATGTGGAAGAAAGTTAAAGGTATAAAATAACATGGACATTAAAACAGCATTTACATTTAGAATATTAAATATGTTACAAAGATGTAGAAAAGAAAATAAGTTTAAACTCTATCTTCATTTACTACTTAAATATAAAATTGATAAAGAAAAATTAGAGGAAGCTTATTATGATTGAAATATTAAATTTTCTAATAGATAGGTTGTCACAATTTAAACACTATCTTCGTGAACGTGATTTACCTAATGAGTGTAAAACTGATTGGGTTAAAGGTTATCGTAAATGGATAAAGAAAAATTAGAGGAAGCTTATTATGATTGAAAAAGAAGATAAATTATCTACACACACATTCCCATTCCCATATGATTATTCTGGTATTGACCATAGCGAAAATGAAGAGGAGATAAAGATGAACGAAACAATTGAACAAGTAGAAGTATTAAATGAGATTAAGGCTTTAGAGAATACAAACAAGTGGTTTAAAAAACAAATTGAACCCCATGATTGTGGATGGATGTACACTACAATAGATGGCAATAAACATAGAATTAAATTTTTAAAAAAATTAATAAAAGATAAAGATAATGAGTAATATTTTAACTCCAAGTAATTTTTCTTTAATTATAGAAACTATGGTTAAAGATTTAAAAATTAGTTACATAGATGCAATATTGGAGTATTGTAAAAAAAATGATATTGATCCTAGTAATACAAAGTCAATGATAAATAAAACGTTAAAAGAAAAAATAACATATGAGGCACAAGGTCTTAATATGTTAAAGGAGAAGTCATCAAAGTTACCATTTTAATTAAGGAAAAAATATAATGAGTGAAAAAGGTTAAAAGTGAATGGTTTTGAAGTATATAAAATCTATCTGGCAATCAAACTTCATTTTACAAGTAAGAACCAAAGTTACGACTATCATAAACACGCTGGTCGAACAAAAGCAAAATTGGAAACTTTCACTAAAAGAAGGGATAGGTATTTTTTTCACAAACTTTCTCGAGCTTATAGCGATACTGATATTGTTAATTATTTTATTAGTAATTTTGTTTCTAATACTAATTTGTGGATTGGTGATGTCATTGGTAGAACAGGTGATGAAACATATAAACTTTGGTCAAAGAAAATAGAAGCATTGCATTATTATTATGAACAAGATATTGATTATATGTTAAATAAGATAACAGATAAATTAGGTTTTGATGATTTATTTACATCTAAAAATGGTCAACACCCACCAATACTTAAATTTGTTTTGTCTAAAAAGATAAACTTTGAAACATTTGCAGTATTAGATGATATATTAAAGTTTTCAAAAAGATTAAACAAAGATATAAATGAAAAAGTATTATGGCCTAAACTGTGTGATAGAATGATAAGATATAAACCTTTCTTATCATATAATATAACAAAGTATAAGATGACACTAAAGAATAAAATAAAGGATATGTAATGCCAGAACTTAAATTTAATTGTTTTGTATGTAAAAAACCATCTATATTTGATAAAGAAATAACTTATGTTGGCACACTAGGAAAGATACCGGTTCAACTTTGCAATCCTTGTTCTAAAAATAATGATAATATGGTGTTGAAAACTATGTACGATAGAAATTTAGAATCTGAATTGAAAAATCAATTAGATAAAATGATAAATCGTGGTGAAAATAATTCTAATGTTGGATCATTTGTTTCTCGTTGTAATTTTAGATATAAACATGATAGACAAAACCCATTTTGCAACGAACCTCTTAAATACGTTTATGAGATTGATCTAAATCATCAATATCAGTTATTAGAAGATTTTACTAAACCTATAACAGATTTTTTAAAAGATAATACCTCTACCCCTAAACAACAAGGTCTTATATCAAATGGTTATCAAACTGATGGTAACTTATTTGAAGATGAAACTATTGATACAAATGCTATTCAAAAAATTATTCATTTAGAGGTAGAAAAGTATCGTGAGAACTTTAAGAATAGTGAGGAAGGTTTTCTAAAGAACTGGCCAGAAGAATATACTCTTAACGGTTGGTTGATAAGTATGAAAAGTGGTGGTAAATTAAAACCCCATATGCATGAATATGGTTGGTTGAGTGGCAGTATCTATATAAATGTACCAAAAAAGAAAACAATTGATAGTGGTAATCTTGTTGTGTGTATAGACGATAAAGATGAAATTAATAAAAAGAGTATAGATGTGATGACAGGAAGTCTTTGTCTTTTTCCTGCCTCTCTACTTCACTATACAATACCATTTGAATCAGATGAAGATCGTATCGTTCTAGCATTTGATGTTAAATCAAAAAAGGTAACTGTATAATGTCAGAAATGAAAGAACAAATAATTAAAGAATTAAAAACTGTTTACGATCCAGAAATGCCATCAATTAATATTATGGATTTGGGATTAGTATATGATATTGATATTAAAGATAAAGATGTTACTATTACTCATACGTTAACATCTATATTTTGTCCTATGGCAGACGAGATAAGTAAAAACATTAAAGAAGCTGTAGAGCGAGTAAAAGATGTTGAAGTAGTAAAAGTTAAATTAACACATACACCACCGTTTACTAAAGAAATGATGAGTGAAGAAGCAAGATTGACATTAAATTTATAAATGTAAACCGAAAGGATAAACCAGATGCCTAAAATGAGAGAATATAAGTTTTTCAAAGATGATGAAGAACAAACACCTATTGAAATTTTAAAACAAAGAAGTTTTAAATCTGCTGTTAAATTTTTACAATTAAAGGTTAAAGATAAAAAAGTTATAGTTGAATATATAACTAAAAAAGGTAAACAACTAAGAAGATATGTTAATTTGCCAATCGGAAGATTTAAGAAAATTGGTAAAGAAATGTATAATAGATAATATGAGTGGACAAAGACGCTTTTTAAAAATGTGGGCAAGAACAGTTGGTATGCCAATTGGTATTACGAATCACGACAAGCCAAAGTTTTTACCTATATCCCAAGAAGATGTAAAACGTGCATTATTGTTTAGAACCTTTTGGATTGTTTTACATATTGTAACGTGTTGTGCTATTATAGCAGGTAATGGTAAAACACTAGGAATATGGTAATATGTTTATGCTTGACAAACCATTTAAGATATGTTATAATAACCTATGATAAAAGATGATAGAGGTCCTTTAGATTTAACCAAACTAATTGATGATAAAGATAAAGTCATTAAAGAACTTACCGAAGATAATAAAAAACTTGCTAAACAAGTGTCAAATTTAGAAGAAGAAAAGAAGTTAAGAACGCTTGACAAATCTTTATAAGTCTGTTATAATAGTCTTATAAATAATAAAGTGCGATTTATACAGCACAATATACAAATACAATTATACAACAAACATACAAAGGAACATATACATGAATACAAGTATCGCAGCGTTAAAACGCTCAAAATCAAATCTTGACACCCTAGTGTCAGAACTTTCAAAAGTATCAGAACCTCAAAAACAAAAGAACTCATATGCTGACGACAGATTCTGGAAACCAGAATTAGATAAATCAGGTAATGGTTATGCTGTTTTTAGATTTCTACCAGCAGTTAAAGGTGAAGACTTACCATGGGCAAGACTATGGTCACACGCTTTTCAAGGACCTGGTGGTTGGTTTATAGAAAATAGTTTAACAACACTTAACAAAAAATGTCCTATCAGCGAATCTAATAGTTTGCTATGGAACTCTGGTGTTGAAGCTGATAAAGATATTGCAAGAAAAAGAAAAAGAAAATTATCTTATATTGCAAACATCTTAATTATCAATGACTCTAAGCATCCTGAAAATGAAGGTCAAGTTAAATTGTTTAAATTCGGTAAGAAAATCTTTGATAAGATTACTGAAGCAATGAAGCCTGAATTTGAAGATGAGAAACCTATCAACCCATTTGACTTTTGGGAAGGTGCTAACTTCAAATTAAAAATTAGAAAAGTTGATGGTTACTGGAACTATGATAAATCAGAATTTGATAGTGCAACACCTATCAAAGAAAATGATGAGGCAATCGAACAACTTTGGGATAAACAATATGCCCTTAAACCATTTCTT